GCATCACGCATTTTAACTTCTTGCGCCGTCATGCCACCAACTGCATGACTTAAACTCTTAATTTGAGTTTCGTTAGTTTTATATTCGGCAGTTAAACTATTAACACGAATAATCTGTTTTTGGTATTCCGATGACGTCCCACCATATTCATTTTTGAGCTGACTAAGGCGACCTTTTTCAGCTTGCAGTTGTGCATCCATCTTTTGGTGAACATCAACTAGGCCGTTTAGCTTAGCCTTTTGTGCACTCCACGTCTTACCTTCGGCTTCCAAAACGGCGACATAGCCCTGGTTAACCTTAGTTGCCATAGACGTTGCTTCTTTTAATTGAAGCACACCCGATTTTTGTAAATTAACGGCATCGCTAGCACGCTTCTGTTGAGCTTCATAAGACGATAGTTGCCGATTGGATGACTGAATCTGTTTTTCTAATTTAAGATAAGCGTCAGCATCTTTTTGCGTAATATTGGTTTCTTCGGTACGCTTTGTCTTTAATTCAGTTAACTTATTATTTAGTTCATCATACTTTTGCTTATTTCCAGATAACGATGTGTCTAAACTAGACATTTCTTGACGAACTTTAGAAATTTCAGCGTTGTATTTTTCAAACGTTCGAGCGGTTTCTTGATTGACATTGATTAGTCCCCGCTGGCGTGTTTCTAATTCCGCAATTTTTTGCTTTTGGATATCGATAACATTACTCAGACCATTGTATTTTTCTTTAGCTGCGCCTAAGTAGTCTCCAGAACTTTTCAGTGCTATTTCTTGAGCTTTCCACCCACTAGTAACACCCGTAATGGCATTTTGAAGTCCTTTTAGAGAGCCAACGGCTTGTACACTATCCAAACTAATTCGCGTTGCTATTTCTTCTTGTACTTTACCCATTGGTTACCCTCCTCGCATCCTTCTGTGTGCCTCACCTGATGACATAACCCGATCTTCACGTGGTTTAGCTTGCATCAGTTCCAAAAGTTCAAAGAAATCCTCTTGCCCAAATTCACTTGGTAGCATGCCTGCTTCCATCAACAAATGCTGTTTAAGATATAGAAAATCTTCACGCTCATTTTTGGCTTTTACCAATTCACGCCGATAGCGTGCTAACCTTTTTTTGGGTCTTCGTCCTCATCAACCTCGGCGTCTAAAATAATTTGGGGATCATAGTCGGGGCCTTCGTTAACTCGTGAAATCAAATAATAAGTAAATGCTCCTAAACCTTCCCCATCAAGACTCTTTCGAGCCGTTTTTAGTTGCTTGGCATTCAAACCTAAAACTTCTTTAATAAATTCGAAAGCTGTATCAGTAAAGTCTTGGTCTTCTTTTTCCGCTTCAAGCGATTTTTGAGCATTTTTGAGATGGATTTTAAGTTCTTCTAATTCTGATAATTCCTCTTGGCTATCTTCCTTATCCGATTTTTCAGCCAATTCTTGTTGCTTAGCCAATTCCAAGTTGTATTTAAGATTTTTAATGTTGGTCTCTTTCATCTTAATACTCATTTTGCTGGCTAAATCGTGATTATAGATAGATGTAAACACCTCAATAGGTTCTTCAATTCCAATCATTTTGGCATTGATATTAATTTTTGGCATTGCTAATTCCTCCTAAATTTTATGTATACAAAAAGCCGCCATTAAGCGGCTTGAATTATGTTTGATTAATCTTATGATCCCGAACCAGTTGTACCGGTTGTACCCGTTGGCACCACGTATCCGCCAAAGACTTCCTTATACATGTCAGGTTCCGAAAACAACTTATCAGCACCGAAAAATTGTTTATAAGCACGTTGAACGCCCTTATCATCAACAAATACTGTATCGCCAAGTGGATCAAGGGCATCATATTCAAATGTCCCATTGTAATCGACTTCGGAATTAGTGTTAGTCCCATGATTATGAGCCACTTCAATCATTTCGCCATTAGCAAAACAGTCATAAATTGGTTCACCATCAAAATCAGACGAACAAATCATCATTGCCACATGTGGCTTAGTGGCCGTTGACAATACATAGCCGCCCTTCCCATCACTGGCGTAGCCTTTCATGCGCATTGAATACTCATAATCCATATCCAACATTGTCAAAGCAACAGAAGGCGTTTGTGATCCATGTGCCATTCGTTTGACTTTGTTGTTAGCATATTGTGGCGTGCCTTTTTCTTCTAGCCCTGTGATATTAGCAGTAGTGGCACCTTGGGCATCACCATCGACAAGCAGCACACCATCTGTTCCTAAACCATTGGTTGTAATTAGCTTGCCTGCATCATCTAGCAAAGCAAATTTAACCCAGTTAATACCTTTAAAACTTACACCAGCCATATTAATTGGCCTCCTTTAGAGTTATTTTTTTGACAAAATAAAAGACCTTGCACCATTGCTTAGTGTCCGGGTCTTTAATCCTATTTTTCGATTGTTCAATTTGCCAACCATCTAAGTTGAACAGTTTGGCAATTGCTATTTCTACATCTTGAAAATTAATATTTGTATCTTTGGCGTAAAAAATCTGTAATTCTACCCCAATTTGCCAGCCTTTAAAAGTCTGATTAGCATAATAAGCTGGTTCGTTGGCATATTCTGTAATGAGAACATCTGTTTTATCAGTATCATCAACCACGTTTTCAGGAAAAGCTCCCCGATAAACATTGTCGATCCAACTATAACTAGCCGACTTAATCAGATTACTGGCTTGAATTACCGGCAATTTCACTAATTACCACCTCCTTTTAGCCGATCGTAAGTTGCTTTTTCAGCGGCAAATATTTCTGCTTCCGAGCTTTTCCGTGCGTTATCGACAAAATGGGTGGCTGGCATTTTCTTCGTACCATCATTTAAGAATCTAGCAATGTAGGCTTTTTTACCAAACCCTACAACACTATTACCATTCTTTTGACCACCGATATCGGTATCTTGAAAAGTCACGGCATCTTGTAAATGACCATACTTTTTATCATCATGGTCTGATCGCGGTGTCACTTTACGTAGATTATTAGCCAAAACTTTGGCCCCAGCCGCCGTAATTGTCTGCGATTCTTTTGTTGAAGGAACACAGTCACCAATTTGTTTAAACCATTTGTCTAACTGGTCTTGCAATGGTTCCATATACGTCACCCTTATTTTACGAGCTTAATAGTCAAATAATCGTATGAATTAATATTGAGACTATCATCTTGACTAATGTCTACAATGTCATATATTTGTCCATTATATTTAACTTGTAAACTTTTGTTTACTTGCTCATTATGCCTAATCACAATGATAGTGGTATCTTCCAGCAAAGTTCCAACTATTTGATACTGCTGCGAAATTGTTCTTTTGCTAGGATAAGCATGAAGCGAGAATTGAAAAACAAATTCAGAACTGTAATCTCCAGTGTTATCATTCTCCACGCTATCCACAGTTCCAAACTGGACTACTTTATTAAACTGGCTCGGTAGAATTCGTTTGGTCATCCGGGTACGCCTCCTCATATGCTTGTGCGTAGAGACCGCGGAGTTGACCGATAATACTATTTAAAGTGAGGTCAATATCATACGTTTGCGTATCCGACATCGCGATCCGATATTGATAATATGTGCCTGCTAGTGACATCACGGCAACTTTAAATAGTGCCGGTACACTCGTACTATCATCCGTGTAAAAAGTAGTGATATCCGTGCCCACAGCGTTTTTAACATACTGTTCAGCCGCGTCAATATAGGCACTCATGAGCGTATCAGTATCGTCAATATCTAAATTCATCATGTTGCCGACGTCTGGCACCTTCACAACATTATTTGCCATCTCATCACTCCTTTATAGCCGCCCCGTTAGGTACTGTGTATTTCATTGGCGACGCTAATTAACTAATTGTTAGCCGTTTGTTGTAGCACTAGCCGCAAAGTTAGCTGGCTGATCCGCAATAGCCTTGAAGGAGCCAATTACAGCTGCTTCATCATCCACTAATTGTGTGTCAAAACGATCAATTGAACGAATGGCTGTTTGATTACGATTGAAGGCCCGATCAGTTTGTGTCGAAGTCAGCAGTTGCATTTGCTGACGGTCAAAAATCGTAACTAGTTCTTTGAAATTACCAAAGTAAAATGGATGCGTCCCAGTTGCTACATCTGGTAACCAAGTATCTTCAACCCAATTAATCGGATGACCGTCAAGCTGGAAAGTAAATGCTGACTGCGTAACATCTGGTTTAACTAAGTAATCACCCATGGCATTCTTAACCTTACGCAAAGCGAGAAAACCTGACTTATTGGTCAGAATAGTTGAACTACCAATTAAAGCAGAATCAAGGCTGTACATCGTGTCGAAAATATCATCAAACTTAGCAATCGTAGCTTTTTTAGTGGCACTAGGAAGTAATGACAAAATGGCGTTGTTGCGAGTAACTACATCCTTACGCGCAATATGCGTGTTTAACCATTCTAAAATATTTTCAGCAGAATCGTTCAACAGATCATTAGCTGCATAGAATACATCCAAATAATCGGCAATCTTGTAACTGATTGTTTTGATAGCTGGGTAATCACCTTCAGCTGCATCCGTATTTTGATCAGTAATTTTGGTTGCTGGTGTAATGGTTGAGAACTTTTCAATGTTGCGTGTTCCTGTTAGAGTGCTGACAGCTTCAACATTCACTAGTGATTCTAGTGATGCGTACTGACGGACTAATTGTTTAATCGCAGTTTGCTGATCATCAGGAATGGTTAGGCCTGCTCCTGATGTAGTGTCAGTAGTGCCATCAGAACTGACCATGTTGTATTTATTAGGGTTACGTAGCATATCCTTGACTTGATCAACAAATTCTTCCTTACCGTTTTTCTTATGAGAAATAGCCACGCCTGTTGATACTGTATTAGTCTTAGTGGTCTGAATTTTTTGGTCTTCAACTGCATCCTCGTAAGCTGACTTAGCGAGATCACGAGCACTTTTAGACTTTTCCAAGTCATTGTTAACCGTGCTAACTTCATCTGCCGTATATTTGCTTGGATCAGCAACCAATTCAACTGCCATCATTTGCCGTTTGTCTTGTAAATCGGCAACCTTTTGGCCTGCGTTAATCCATGCGTCGTGTAATTTGTTTAATTCCATTACTTATCACCTTTTCTTTCTTTGCCTTCGCCAAACAAAATAGCCAATTTGCTCTTCCTTACAGAATCCGCAGATTGACTATTGTTTTCGGTTTTGTTTTCTTTTACATTTGATTGTTCTGGCTTTGCCGCTTTTATCATCAGCGTTTTAACCTTGGAAATCATATCTTTGCTTAATAATGAACCATTTGCGATGTTGGTCACCATTGCTGGTTGTTTTGCAAACATAACTTCGTCTGCAAAACCTTGCTTAACGGCATCTTGTGCATTGATCCAAGTTTCGTCAGACATCATTTTGTAAATGTCTTGCACGCTCATGCCCGTCTTTTCGGCATATAAATTGGCAATCCCTTGATCAGTTGAGTCAAGCCCTTGTAAATCACTGGCCAAATTGTCTGAATTGCCTTGTGACACCGTAGATGCTCGATGAATCATCATTTGTGCTGTTGGCGAAATCTTCACGGTATCACCTGCCATCGCAATAATCGAAGCTGCTGATGCCGCTAAGCCCACAATATCTACTTCCACGTCACCAGAATAATTCTTTAATGCCGTGTAAATTTCAGAACCAGCGAAAACATCGCCACCCGGAGAATTAATCTCTGCAACTATTGGCATTCCTTGCGCTGCATCTAGTGCACTCTGAACACTTGTTGGAGTAGCAACAGAATAGCCGAAGAATTCGTACACTTCGGCATCGTCGTCACTCGAAATAACGCCTTTAATTGGTACTACTGTCATCGTTATCACCACCTTTATCATTTGATTGAATAACTACTTGTTGAGTCGGTTGTATTTTAGCTTCCGGCATATCTGCTGGGAAATATCCTGTTTGCTGTAGCAACCAGCTAACTTGATTAGTTGCAATAGCTCCATTTTTAACAAGCGCCCCAAGATTGGCCGCAAAATCATCACCTAACGGATCAATAGCTGGCCTAATATTGGCTGTCACAGTTGCTGATAGTTTATTGTCTAGCTCACTAACAATCATCTGGGCATATCGATTAAGCGTATTGGCATAATTACCCTTGATTTGATCAAGACTAGATTGTTGGTCGCCGGTGCCATTTAAATAGCTATCTGGTACTTGGTAAACTTTGGCAACCTGTGTCGACGTCCAATTGACCGACGATAAGAGACTAGCTACGTTCGAATTAATCTCAAGTGGTGTCCAGTCTTCCAACCCATCAATTACAATTGGTCCATTATTTGAAGCAGCCATTTGTCGCATAAACTCACGAGAATGTGATGCTTTTATCTTCCAATTAATTAAACCTTTATCGTTATTGATCTTCAAAACACCGGGCGATGTTACCGATTGTGAGAGCGCATTTTTGGTTAACTTGTTTGATAAGTCCTTAATATTAATCTCACTAGACAATGCTGACAGTGGGCTGATACCAGTTTTACCGCCATTTTTACTATATAAACGCAAATGAATCATATCGCTTTGCGGTACATTGTTTAAGACACCTAATTCAGGTTCATCAAAACTAATACTGTAGGTAAGCCCTGAACCATCTTCTAGTAAGAAAACGCTAACCTGTGACGGGCGTAAATATTCCCATCTCAAATCAACCCCGTTAACATTACGCCATCGATAGGCAAACGCTTCGCCGTTTAATAGTGCTTGCATAAACATTGATTGCCAGAATCCACGTGAGCTAGATGTTGAACTTGGATTATCAAGGATACTTTGCGCACGTGGCATGTTTGCCTTATAACTAACAGTTGCTAGGTCTCCAGACAATTGTGTCACTACCGAATAGATATCCGAATTCTGTAAGGCAACATCAGCACTCACATATTGAGCGTCGGTTCCATTGTTGAAAATGCTCATAAAGTTAGCATCATTTAATGAGTAGGCTTGTTTGCTACCAGATAACGCTTGGAACTTGCCTCTTAAAATAGCCATTATTGACCACCACCTTTAGCGGCTGGTAAATCAATCAGCAGTCCAAATACAAGCCATATAATCGCTAGAAAGATCATTCCTGGAATTAGACCAAACAAAAACGCACTAATTGTGCCGAAGATACCGGCTAGTGCGTAACAAATTGCATCATTATAATGTTTTATCAAAGCTAAAATTCTCTTTATTTTAGACACCCCCGTCCGTTAATCCAGATTCTGGATTTGTCAACCATGCTTCAATCTCTTCCGTTGTCATTCTGGACACTTCTTGCGACTTGTCGTTAACAATGCCGAAGTCCTCAAAATGGTACATTGCTTGAAACAGAGCGTCGATAATTGCATCAACCACATCAATTTTGAAAGTTGCGGCCGCTTTATCGACTTGAATACCAATTTTATCTTCAATAATTTGTGCATTGATTAAGGATTTTTCTAAAATTTCGTCATCATCTCTTGTGATCGTTGATTCAATCATGCCAGCTTGTAAAAACTTAGTAGGGTCTTTTAGTTCGCTTGTTCGCTGTCTGATAGGTTCTAGTGGAAAGCCTGTATTAAGTTCCATTTGTTTGATAGCGGTGGTTGCCCCCCACGCATCGTAGCCAAAAAAGATAACATCTAAATTGTTATCTTCAACATAATCCAGTAACCAACGATAAACCTGATCATCATTGATAAGCCCTTGAGGGTGACTAGTAATCGTGCAGAACCCCTTCTTGGCCAAATTTCGATAATCTACCCCGTCCTGCTTTTCTTTAGCTTCAATTGACCCTGCTTTTTGCCAAGGAATGAACGAATGCTGCTTGATATGCCATTTCTTGGTACCATGATCCATATATGGAAACACGAAAGCAAAAGCTGTGTTATCGCTAAACATGGAGTAATCAAAACCGATGTACACAGGACATCCTGTGTATTCAAAATCTCGATGCACAGATTTTTCAATATCTGCCAATTTCAAGAATGAATTAGTTGCTTCTTGCAACCACATATTAAGGTTTTTATTTTGAAAACGGTCAATGTGTCCTGCCATTGCTTCACTATTACGATTATTCACAAGGCCTTTTAGCAGAACTTCTTTTTGACCATCTAAATAAAGCAATGGGTTTGATTTGTACCATGTTTCGGGTTTATACGTCTCGTCTAGGCTATCTTGACACCAGATTAACCCTAAATAGTTATCTCCCTCACGCTTATAGTCTTGTTCCATAAGATGTTGAACCATCTTTTGGTCTGCATGGTAGGGTACAGATGGGTCGGGATAAGCTGTCGAGATCTCGATGTACTGGTGATTAGGAACTTTAACTTGACCAGACGTGATCTTCGCTGACCCTTCATCAGTTTTAATGTTACCAATTTCATCAAAAACCGCAGTTGTGTAGTGAAACGAATCATATTTGCCAGCGTTAAACGATAGTGGCCGTAAGTTGTTGTTAGACTTACGCATTGTTATTTTATTGTGTAGCACCGCTAGTTCTTTTTCTTTGGCTAGTCTAGCAAATAAGGGCTGTTCGTCTACAATCTTGGGGATCATGCTAGAAATATACCCGAACAATTTGCCAGTTTGATCTGCATTTTCAGCAGTCACTAAATAATCTTGATTAGATAAGCCCATTGATTCAATCAAGTACGTATAGCACTCGTAAATCGCCATCAAATAAGTTTTCCCTTGACCACGAGCAACCGAAAGAATGCAACGATCAAACCTTTTCAAATTGGCTTTATCCCGCCAACCAAATAGCTGACAAAAAATGAACTTTTGCCAGTCCATTAACGCCGTTGGTTCACCCGTATCGACGTTAGGACAAATTGCTGCAAAGTTTAAAATTTTCGTGGTTTCTTTTGGGTCATAAT